AACTGCGGGCACCGGGACCGCTAACACCATTGGCTGGGCTTATGGCGGCACAGGCGCAACGACGTTTACCGCGGGCTATGTAAAAGCAAACGGCGCAACACCATTTGCGACGGTTGCAACGATTCCCAACACGGACATCACCGGCCTTGGCACGATGTCTACGCAAAACGCCAACAGTGTGGCGATCACTGGTGGATCGGCTGCGCTTACAACCCTAAAAACACTTGGGTTGACGGGTTACCTGTACGGCAATGACACCAACGCTGTCACGGCATCAACCACAATTCCAAATACGGCGATCACAGGGTTGGGCACGATGTCCACCCAGAACGCCAACAGCGTCAACATCACCGGCGGCACGATCACTGGCTTGACCAATCTCGGCGCTGATTACTTGCAATTCAACACTGGCGCGACCGTCACCCCAGCAGTCGGTCGGATTTGGTTTGATGGCGGCACGACGCTTGAGGTTGGGATGACCACCAACGTGGTGGGTCGCGTCAACGAATCTGAATTTATTTATGTGAAGGCGAGCAGCGCCATCACAAAAGGCCAGTTGTGCTATCACACGGGCGCTGTAGGTGGTTCTGGCGTGATTACGGCAGCGCCGACCCCGTTGAACCTGGCTGACCCCAACCAAATTGTCGGCGTTGCGGCTGAAGACATCGCAAACAACGGATTTGGCCTGATCCAAATCAGCGGGACGTTGCGTGGGTTCAATACGACAGGCGCAAGCGTTGGCGAAACCTGGGCCGACGGCGATCCGCTGTATTACAACCCGGCGTATGTCGGCGGTTTGACTAAAAACAAGCCGTCTGCACCCAAGCAAAAAACCTTTGTTGGTGAAGTCATCAACGCAGGAAGCGGTGGTTCAGGGTCTATCAACGTCAGAATTGTGCCTGGTTCGGTTCTTGGCGGCACTGATTCCAACGTCCAGTTTGGGACGCTGAACAACAATGACTTGATCCAATACGATAGTGCGCTGACCTATTGGAAGAACGTCGCGCCATCCACGATTTCAGTCGGCACAGCGACCAACCTGGCCGGTGGTGCAGTTGCCAGCATTCCCTACCAAACAGGGGCTGGGGCGACCACATTCCTGGCGTCTGCGGCTGGCGATGCAGGAAAAGTCCTACAGAGCAACGGCACGTCGGCCCCATCATGGGTTACGCCCGTGGCCTACGCGACGGTCACCGACGACACGACGACGAACGCCACCAGGTATCCGCTGTTCGCAAACCAGACCGCGGGCAACCTGTCTACAGTCTTTGCGTCGTCCACCAAATACCAATTCAACCCGTCCACCGGCATCCTGACGGCCACTGGGTTCAGCGGGTCGGGCGCGAATCTGACCAGTCTGACCGCTGGCCAACTGTCGGGCACCATCCCGTCGTCGGTGCTAGGCAATTCCAATCTTTTCATCGGCACCACGTCCATCGCCCTGAACCGCAGCAGCGCCAGCCAGAGCCTGACTGGCGTGAGCATTGACGGCAGCGCAGGATCGGCAACGACCGCGGGCACGGCCACGAACGCCAACAACATCGCAATCACCGACGACACGTCAACGAATGCGGACTACTATCCCGTCTGGGTCACCAACAGCACGGGAAACTTGCCCGCCAAGGTGACCAGCACTAAACTTAAATTCAACCCGTCCAGCGGCGTTCTGACCACGACTGGCGGCATCGGTGGGGGTGCGTTTTGAACTACACATGGAAAATCCTGAGCATCAAGGCCAAGGACGGGCTGATTACCCAAGCCCAGTACCATGCCCGCGTGGCCGAAGGCGAAGCCGCGGTGGAAACCGAGGGCACTTGGTTCTTTAAGGGCCAGCGTTTGGTTGTGCCGTTTGAGAAAGTCACCGAAGAAATGATCGTGGACTGGATCAAGACCGAATCGGACGGCGTGATCGAAGCGCGGATGGCGCAGCAGTTGAAGAATCTGGCCGCACGGGATGAAACACCGCTGCCTTGGATGCCCCAGGTGTTCAAACCTACGTTTGGGGAATAAGCATGGCACAGACAGGCTACACCCCCATCCTCATTTACAGCAGCAGCACGGCGGCGCAAGCCCCGTCCGCGGGCAACCTGACCAACTCCACGTTGGGGTCGGAGCTGGCCATCAACATCACCGACGGCAAGCTGTTCTATAAGGACAACGCCAACGTTGTTCAGGTCATCGGCTGGAAGGTGGTTCCTGTGTCCGCTGGCGGCACGGGTCTGACAGCTACGCCCACAAACGGTCAATTGCTGATCGGCAACGGCACTGGCTACACCCTGGCCACGTTGACCGCGGGCGCGGGCATCAACATCACGAACGCGTCGGGGGCCATCACAATCGCACGAAGCGGCGCGTCCTTCAGCAGCGCACCAGTCACGGCGACCAGCAACTACACAATTGGCGCGACTGACACTTGGGTCATCAACAACAAGTCAGGATCAAGCCTGACAGTGACATTGCCGACCCCAAGCACCAACACGGGCCGCGAACTGACAATCCAGAACTACCAAGCGCAGACCGTGATTTCTGCGTCAAGCAACGTTGTTCCACAAGGCGGCGGCGCGGCTGGCACGGCAATTCTTGCCGCCAGTGTTGGCGATTCCGCGACCTTGGTATCTGATGGCACAAATTGGGTGATGATGCAGTACGCGTCTTACAACAATTTGCTGATCGAATAAGGACTTTTTATGGCAGTCAACCTTTCACCTGTTTTCGGCGTTGCTGGGCAACTATTCGACAACAACGGCAACCCGCTGGCCGGTGGGAAGATTTTCACCTATCTGGCTGGGACGACCACCAACGCGTCGACCTACACCAGCAGCAACGGCAGCATCGCCCACAGTAACCCCATCATCCTAGACAGTGCTGGGCGCGTTCCTAGCGGCGAAATCTGGCTGACTGACGGCATCACTTACAAGTTTGTGGTGCAGGATTCGGTCAACAACCTGATTGGCACCTACGACAACCTGACCGGCATCAACAGCAACTTTGTTGCGTTCACCAACAACCAGGAAATCCAAACGGCCACTGCGGGCCAGACGGTCTTTAACCTGGCCACCATGCAATACCAGCCAGGCACGAACAGCCTGTCGGTGTTTGTCGATGGCGTAAACCAGTATGGCCCTGGTGCACAGTATGCCTACGTTGAGACTGACGACAACACGGTGACATTTGTGTCGGGCTTGCACGTCGGCGCGTCGGTGAAATTCACCACGTCGCAACTGAACAGCAGCGGTGCGGTAGATGCGTCCCAAGTGACTTATAACCCGCCATTTGTCGGCGCTGTGGCCACCAATGTTGAAGCCAAACTGGCGCAAATGATTAGCGTGTTGGATTTCGGCGCTGATCCGACAGGTGCTGTTGACAGCGCATCAGCCATTCAAGATGCCATAGATGCTGCTGATGGCCAGCCCGTTTATATGCCAACGGGCACATATCGACTTGACACAGGTCTGACTCGCGTTACAACTCCATCGGGCGTGTTTGGCCCAGGTTTAACGCTGATCGGTGACGGCCCGGACAAGACCATCCTAGACTTTCGTGGAACGTCGTCTGCCGCAATCAGTGTGGGCACTACAACGCTCGGCAAGTTTTTGATGTGGGTGACGCTGGAAGGCTTTAGCATCACTACAACCGGCTCACCTGCTGGTGCCATTGGGGTGCAGATTCGCAGCGTTTACATGGCCTGGCTGCATGAGCTATGGATTCGGAACATGAGCGCCGATGGCGTCAAGGTTGTAATGACTGATGGCGTCCAAGCCGGCAGCAACATTGTCACCCTTGAGCGAGTACGCATTGAGAACTGCGGCGGCTGGGGCATCAACACCGCAGTCACAGGCCCATACAATGAATTTTCCTTCCTTAAGCTGCATCATGTGTTCATCCAGCAATGCGGCACAACATCTGCAACCGTACCGCCACCAAGCGGCGGTATTCGCTGGAAGGGTCAGATTCTTGAAGCTGCTGATTCATGCGTGGTTATCTGTGAAAACGTCGGTATGTACATCCAAGGCGGTGCCGGTCTTTCAAACACCGCCAGGCTGACCAACTTTGTCTTTGAGAACAACAAGTCCCGCAGTCTGTACTGCGACGGCCTGGACGGCCTTACATGGAATCGCGGTCAGATTTACAACAACGACACTTTTACCGCAACGCGAGGCGCTGAATTTAACGGGGCGACTTATTCCATCAAAGGAATTCAAATTGATGGGGTGTACGTCAGAGCCACAAGCGGCAACAACGCACTTCAGGCGTTTACGATCAGTGGAACTGGTGCTGCGCTGAATTCTTGCCGAGTGACCAACACGATTTGGCAAAACTTTGACTATGCGGGCCAGGTTCGTTTTAGTGGCTGGCAATTTGATGTTGTACCAAAGACCTGCGACTTGGTTGTTCTGTCGTCAACCGATGCAGTCTTGAGAGCGCGTACCGTTTTAGGCGACGGCAACAAAATGCCGCTGCGGCTGCGCGGGACGGGTTCAACAACTGGCGAATGGATACAGTACCAAGTCAGCAACCCAGGGATTTCTCTGACAAATGCGGGGCTGGCTGCAAATACTCGCTACTACTGCTATTTGTGGGACAACAACAACGTAGTCCAACTTGAAGCAAGTACATCGGTGCCAGTTTTGGATACCGAAAGCGGGTACAGCGTTAAGACTGGCGATGCCACTCGACTGTATGTTGGCAGTGTTGAAACCGATGGAAGCGCAAACTTCAAAACAAGTGCAAGCGGCTGGTTAAATCCTGTGTTTGTGCCTGGGTCACAGACTGGCGTTTACACCTTCATGTGGACAGACAGCAGCAATCGACTGCGTGTCAAATATGCTGTTGAACCCACTTCTGACACTGACGGCACCATTGTTGGCACACAAACTTGAGGATAGACAATGCCAAATAGCAAAATCTCAGCCTTAACCGCAGCGACAACACCGCTGGCGGGCACCGAAGTTTTGCCTATTGTTCAAAGTGGAGCAACAAAGCAAGTAAGTGTCGCAAATCTAACTGCTGGTCGGGCTGTCAGCGCGGCTAGTTTGGCTTTGACTACATCCCCGCTGCCTACGACCAGTGGCGGCACGGCGCTGACCTCATTTACGAACAAGGGTGTTGTTTACGCATCGTCAACAAGCGCCTTGGCGACAGGAAGCGCATTGGAGTTTGACGGCACGAATTTTGGTGTTGGCACTGGTGGCAACACGATGAACCATCAGTCTGTCTTATACAAAGGCGGCGCAAACGCTGTTTACTATCAGATTGGAAATGGCCTTACCGGACTTGCTTCTACCCAAGGTATTCGTCTGGGCCTGACCGCCGCTGCTGCCAGTGAACTCTACACCATCAACAGTTTTAATCTGTATGTAGATGGATCGTCTGCACTCTCAACAACATCGGCCCGCAACACCACGTTTACTGGCGGCAACCTAGTCCAAGGCACCGCAGCCAAAGGCGTCAACTTCACCGCCAACACGCCCGCAGCGGGCATGACGAGCCAGTTGCTGAACTGGTACGAGCATGGAGCCTGGACAACGGGAATGACTGCCGATACGGGCACAATCACGCTTAGTTTTGACAAACTAAATTACACCCGCGTTGGGCGCATGGTGACAATTTCTGGGGAAATAGTCATTTCAGCTTTGAGCAGTCCAGCGCCCACAGGTGATGTATATATCACTTTGCCTTTTACGTCTGCGGCCAGCTCTGTTGGCCGATCTGGCGCATGGTCTTCATATTTGGGTGTTGCATACACATTCACGGGAACACCGGGTGGGCCGATGGTTGGGCTTATCAATCAAAGTTCAAACCAGTTAATCATTAGGGTTGGCAACAATGCTGGCGGTGCTACGTTCGCAGGATTTTTGGCTGTGGGCACAACGCTGGATTTTGGTTTCACCTATCAATGTCAATAAGGACACGCCATGACTCTTACTCGCGCAAGTTTTTCAATGATAACTGGGGCTGTGGCAAACGTCCTAGATTACGGGGCATCAACTGCTGCCGCTGATAACACCTCGGCAATTCAGGCGGCGATTGATGCCATGTCAGCGGCTGGCGGTGGCACTGTTTATTTTCCCGCTGGCACTTACAACCTGCAAGGCACGTTGACCATCAAAAGCAACGTTTCCTACAAGGGGGATAGCGGCACCAGCGTTTTGAGGGTCAACAGCACCCCTGGCCCAACATACATTTTTAACCAAGCATCGTCGGATGTAGACAACGTTACATGGGATGGTCTGACGTTTGATGGAAGCATCAACTATCCAGTCAACAGCCAAGTTTACAAAGCGACTTATCCCAACGTAAACAACGCCATTCGCATTGGCGGTGTAAAAGCAACCAATTTTTTGATTCAGAATTGCCGATTTTTGAGTTTGTCGCTGGGATCAATAGACATCAACAGCCCAAACGCCAACAACATTTCCATCGTCAACAACTATTTTTACAAGGGTTCATACAGAACCAATGTAATTATGTTCCGGGCGCAAGGTGCGACCACCGAAGCAGAAAAACCATCAAACCTTTTGGTTCAAGGCAACCACATAGATATTTGCGGGCCGCAACAATTTTATGATGCATCCAAAGAGGATTACTGTGCATCATGCGACGGCATCCAACTAGACAAATGCAGGGACTCAGTTGTAGCAAACAACTTTGTCCGCTACACCGCATCAATCGGCATTCGCGTTGAAGATTCAACACGAATTGTGGTGACTGGTAACAGTGTTTTGGAAACTGGTTCCACGGGTATTGTGGTCTACAAAGATTGCTTTGACATCTCTGTGACCAATAACGTTGTGAAAAATTGGGGACGAATTCCACCGGCGTATGCCATTAGAAATTATGGTGGCACTTATGTTGTCGCTAGGGAATTCCCAGACCCTGTTGCGGCACCATTGCCAGCAGACCCAACTTTATCGGCATGGTTTGACACTTGGCCTTACACAACGACAGGCATAAATTTGTCAACCATCATTGCCTACTCTGATACCAATTATTATGTCATTACCCCAAACGGGATAACGCCGTATCGTGGTGATGCTGCAATTGGCGTGTGGCAAAACTGTACCCGTGTGACTGTTGCAAACAACATAGGCAACGGTGACACCAGTACCAGCGGGGGGCAGTATTTGTACGGCGGGGATTTTGGTTTTTCCGCTGTTCCTACAGCAAACAATTCTGCGGCGGGCACTGTTGGCAACAATATGCAGAATTGCTTGGTGTCAACAAATGCGTTTTCAGACCCGCGCGTCTACACTTTTTACAGCCCCGAATACACTGATCCAGTCAATGTGCGTGGGCCTTTGCAACCTGCAACGTTTATGGGCAACCGGGACAACACGTCGGCAATCTGGGGCGGCAATTCCAGGATCAGCCAGTTTGGCTTGATTAACGGTTCGCAATTATCGTTAACCTTTCAGGCGGGCAATACGATCAGCAGCGGGACAAATACGCCAGAAGGTGCTGTGGCGGCTTTTGTGGGTAGTCTTTTCTTGCGTACAAACGGCGGTGCTAATACAACGCTGTATGTCAAAGAATCGGGCACCGGCAACACAGGATGGGTAGCAAAATGACGACACCCTACGACATCATCACCCGCGCCATGAAGGACATCGGCGCGTTGGCCGCGGGCGAAATCCCGACAGCAGACGAAGCCCAGGACGGGCTGGACTTGCTGAACGACATGATTGCTCAGTGGTCAAACGAGAACATGATGGTGTTCTACCGCACCGAAATCATCTTCCCGTGCGTTCAGAACCAGGTGCAGTACACCATCGGCCCCGCGGGCAACGTGTCGGCCAGATTCGTGGGTTCGATCAGCGGCACGACCCTGACCGTGCCGGTGGATGGCGTGACCAAGGGAGCGATTACCATGGGCATGACGCTATCTGGCCCTGGGGTGCTGCCTGGCACCACCATCGTGGGCTTTGGGACTGGTGCAGGGGGTAACGTCAACGAAGGCGGGACGTACACGGTCAGCCGCGGGCATACAACGCCCGTGGTGACGCAGATCATCGACGCCTACTACCAGCGCCCCCTGACCATTGAATCGGCGTTTGTGCGGGTCAACACCACGTCCAACGGCGTCCCGATCTACGGCGGCGGTCTGGACTACCCCATCGCTATCCTGAGCCTGGAAGAATACGAATCCATCGGTCTGAAGTCACTGAACGGCCCCTGGCCCAAATCCATCTACTACCAGCCGTCTGAGCAGCTGGGCACGATATACGTCTGGCCCAATCCCGCCCAAGGCGAGATGCACCTGTTCACGCAGACCATCTTCCGCGAGTTTGGCGACCTGTACGGCACGATGGAATTCCCGCAGGGCTACAACATGGCGCTGCGGTGGTGCCTGGCCGAGCGCATGATGCCGATGTTCGGCAAGGTTAATCAGGTGCAGGTGGCGCAAATTACCGCCTACGCAGCCCAGGCAAAGGCGACAATCAAGCGCACGAACATGAAGCCGCCGCAAGTGAGCCGTTACCCTGACGTGCTGATGACCGGCAGACCGAAAGACGCCGCGTTCATACTCGATGGAGGCTTCAACTAGGTTTTATAAATATGCAATAATGGGGGCTTTTAGGAGTCGCCATGAACGCAGGAAGACCAGCCAATACGCCAGAAGTGTTGTGGAACAAAGTTGATGTAAGAGGGGAAGACGAATGTTGGCCATGGAAGGGTTTTAAGGCAAAGTCAGGATACGGGCGAACTTGGATCAACGATGTCGGCTACTACGCGCATCGGGTCATCTTCAGTTTGGCGAATCCGGGACAGATTGAACTGAAAGCGCCAGCGAATAAGCGGGCAACAGGGTTTTTGATGCACACCTGTGACAACCGAATATGCTGCAACCCAGCCCATTTGCGAGTCGCAAGCATCAAGGCGAACAACTTAGATTGTTTGCAAAAGGGTCGCAAAAAGCTGCCGATGGGCGAGAATCACCATAGGTCAGTTTTCAGCGATGTTGAGATTCAACAAGCATTGGAAATGCGGCAATCGGGACACTCGGCAAGGCAGATAGCGATGAAATTGAACAAAAAACGCCCAACAATTGAATCCTTGTTGCGTCGCAACAGATTGCGCGAAAGGTCTTAACATGGATTTTGGTTTTGTCGGCGCGTCCTACACTACCAGGTCGATCTACCAAGACGACCAGGAGTGCATCAACTTCTACCCCGAAATCGACCCGACGAAACAGCCAGGCGAAAGGGGGATTGTGGCGCTGTACCCGACCCCTGGCCTGGTGACAGAAATCACCTTCCCCATCCCCGCGGAAGTGCGAGGGCAACGGGCGCTTTCGGGCCTACAGTACGCCATCGCGGTCTGTGGAAACCGGGTCTATCGCATCGCCACCGATTTCACCTACATCCAAGTGGGGACGCTGACTACAAGCAGCGGGCCGGTGTCAATCACCGACAACGTGATGACCGTGCAGGGGCTGACGGCCTACATCGTGGACGGCGTGAACCGCTACTACTACGTCGTGGCCACCAACACGTTCGTGACCTTGCCCCCGTCTGACGGGGCTTGGCAGGGTGCCGACGTGTGCGACACGGTGGACAACTACATCATCTACAACAAGCCAGGGACGCAACTGTGGTCATCTACTGACCTTGGATCGCCCCTGTCTACCCAGGCATGGTACGGGGCCAAGGACGGGTCGCCTGACAACCTAGTGGCCCTGATTGTTGACCACCGCCAGGTCTACCTGCTGGGCGAGGTGACTGCCGAGGTTTGGGTGGACGTGGGCACCCAGATTCCTGGGCTGCTGACCTTTCCTTTCCAGCGAGTGTCTGGCACCTCGAGCCAAAACGGTATTGGGGCGCGGTTCTCGCTGGTGCGCTACGCCGAAACCTTCATGTTCCTGTCCCGCGACACGCTGGGCACGGCCACCATCGGCATGATGGCGGGCTACGAGTACAAGCGGGTTTCGACCCATGCGGTGGAAAACAGCCTGATCGGCGTGAACGTGGAGAACGCCCGCGCCTGGTCATTCCAGCAGGAAGGGCATGAGTTTTACGTCATCACCTTTCCCGACATTGACCTGACCTGGGTTTATGACCTGGCCACCCAGCAATGGTTTAAGTGGCTGTGGTGGGACAGCCCCAACGCAGTCTACAAGCGCCACCGCGGGCAGAACTGCATCGCCTTTGCGAACAAGAACCTGGTGGGCGACTACGAGAACGGCAAAATCTACGCCATTGAATTTGACGCCTACACCGACGCGGGCAACCCGATCCGACGGCTGCGCCGTGCCCCGCACATCACGACCGACTTGCAGCGCCAGTATTTTGAGGAATTCCAAATCCAGTTTCAGCCTGGCGTCGGGCTGACCACGGGACAGGGTGACAATCCCCAGGCCATGCTGCGGTGGTCAAATGACGGCGGGTCTACTTGGTCAAATGAACACTGGGTCGGCATTGGTCGGCAGGGCAACTACACCAACCGTGCCATCTGGCGGCGGCTGGGGTGGGCGCGTGACCGCATCTTTGAAGTGGCAGTGACTGACCCTGTGAAGGCTGTGATTGTGTCGGCTAACCTGAAGTCATCGCCTGGGGACAACTGATGGCGACCCTTACGAACATTCGGTTTCCCACGTCGCCGTTTATTGAACAGGCCACGGGCAGACCGTCGCGTGAGTGGATTCAATGGCTGCAAAACCCCAACCTAGTGAGCCAGACCGTTGAGTACCAGATCATCAACGGCGGGGAAATCAACAACACGGTGATCGGCAACGTGACGCCCGCGCAGGGCACGTTCACGCTGCTGACGGCCCTAAGCGGTATCGGAGGGGGTACGTTTTGACTGAGTTGGTCAACGACAGAGAAACAGGCTTGAGGGTCGGCTATGAAGCCACCGATTGGAGCCAGCCTGTGTCGTTTGATGACTATGCTTTGGCCATGAAAGACTGGATAATTAAAGCCGTCATGAAAGATGGGATTGCCATAGGCGCGTTTTATCAAAAAAATGACGAAATCCATTTTTCGATTAAGCCCGATTGGCGTAAAAGATGGTTGACCAAAAGCCTCAAACGCAAAGTTTTTGACGAACAGCGAGTCACCACTAGGGTGACATCAGGTCATGAATACATCATCCCTGTGCTAATCAGGATGGGGTTCAAAGATGATGGAACGGGATTGATGATTAAGGAGTATCAAAATGGGCATTGAAACCGCACTTCTGGTTTCTGCTGGCGCTAGTCTGCTCGGTTCTGGGATGCAATCGCGGGCGGCTAAGTCTGCTGCATCGCAACAGGCTGGGGCAGCGAACTACGCGGCTGACATACAGCGGCAGATGTTCGAAACCATCAACCAGCAGCAAGCCCCGTACCGGGAAGCTGGCTACGGTGCGCTGACCCGGATTGGCGAACTGCTGCCGGGTCTGACTGCGCCAGTGTCCCGTGAGGAAATCATGGGTCTGCCAGGCTATCAGTTCGGCATAGAGCAGGGAACAGGTGCAGCCCGTGCTGGCATGAACGTCGGCGGCGGCGGGTCGAATGTTGACCGTGCAGCCCAAAAGTTTGCGGTTGACTACACCCTTGGCACCGCGATGCCCCAGGTCATTGCACAGCGGCAGAACATCTACAACACCCTGGCGGGCATCGCTGGCATTGGTCAGACAGGCCAAACTCAAGCCAACCAAGCCGGGATGAATGCCGCTGGCAACATTGGCCAGGCCGCGATTGGTGGCGCGTCCGCGCTTGGGGCTGGTCAGATAGGTGCTGCGAACGCAATGGCTGGTGGGTTGCAAGGCCTGGGCAACACAGCATTCCTGTATAACTTGATGCAAAGGCCAGGCGGTGCGAGTGCCATGGGGCCAGTTTACGGCCAGCAGCCTTTGGGTTCTTCGTTTGCTCCTTATCAGGTTGGTTAAATCATGGCAGACCTAAGCGTAACCCCTGTCGCGGCCCAGATCAAACCCGTGCCCAACATGAGTTTGGGCGATATGGTCAACCTTGCCCGCGGCGCACAAGCCTATCAGCAGACTGAGCAGATGAACCCATTGCTGCTTCAACAGCAGCAGCAAACAGTAGACACGGGAAGAATCGCACTGACGCTAGAGCAGCAAAAAGAAGCAGAACGGCAGCGGCTGATCCCTTTTTTGCAAGACCCGCGGAACCTGCAATCAGATGGCCGGTTTGACATCAACAAGCTGAACGCCGACATCTTGAAACTTGCGCCGCTGACTGGTTCAGAATTCATTCAGAAATTCACCCAACTTAGCACGTTGCAAACCGAGTCAGATCGCGCAATTCAGAACCTGACAAACGATGAGCGCAACGTCATTGCATCATCCCTGGGCGCACTTGGGCGGCAAGGCGTTACAGATCGCGCAAGGGTCTATGACACGTTGAACGAAATCAGCAATCAGTACCCAAAAAGCCCATCAATGAAGCGGCTGATTGATTCGTACAAAGGACAACTTTCTTTGGCAGACCAACGGGCTGATCTGCCAAGCCTGTTGATTAGTGCCGCCAACCAGGTGATGAGCGCACAAGCACAAGCACAGCAATTTTCGCCACAGGCTACCACTGTTGACACTGGTTTGGGCATCTACCCGGCGGTTGTTCAGCCGTCTGTTACTGGCGAAGCGCCGACCCAAACTGTTGGTCAATTCCCGATTGCAGTAAGGCAACTTGGCCCAAGTCAAGGCGAAGAAATTTCGGGCACAGACCCGCTTACCAACTTGCCGATTGTTACTACACGCGACCCAAGTGGGGCAATCATTGGCCAACGACTACTAAGTGGTACACCGAGCGCCGAGCAGATGCCTGGCCGAGTTTTGCAATCGCCGATTGGTGGAGCCAGACCACCTATGGCTGCTTATCCGCGCCCAATGGTTTCAACGCAAGTTACGCCCGTTCCTCGCATCCCGCCTGGGGAATCGCCAGCAACTGTTGACCAAGCAAGGCAAGTAATCATCAAAGCGTTGGAATCGGCGCAATCGGTGCCAATTCAAACATTCAACAACAACAAAATCATTGAGTTGGCCAATGATGCAAAGACTGGCCGAGGCGCTGGTACCCTAGCGAATCTGACTGGCGGTTACGCTATTTTCAACGCAGTTGGAATTGATTTTGGGAATGCAACGGCCTTGAATCAGTTGGGCCATTACATGGCGCAGCAGACTGCTGCTTTGTCGCAATCAGCCGGTTTCGGTACTGATGCGTCAAAACAACTAGCCTCTGAAATGACAGGTTCAACAAACTGGACGCCTGAAGCTATTCAAAAAACAGCAAGGGTCAACAGATCGTTGGCCACCGCCACGGACTTGCTTAATCAAGGCTTTCAAAACGCATTTCGACAAAGCAATGGCAACCCTCTGTCGGCGCGTGACTTTCAGAATCGCTGGTCAAGGACTGCTGACATTGATGCAATTCGTCTGTATGACGCAATGATAAACAGAGATTCTGACGGGTTCAGGGAAGTTGTTGATTCGGTTGGCGGGCCGCAATCGCCTGGCTTTAACAGGTTGAAGACCAAGGTTGAAGACATTAAACGACTAGTCGGGATGCAATGATGACTGACATCGAAGAATTTGCAGCCAAAGTCTACAGCGCCCCACCGCCGCCGCGTTTTGCGCCGCCCCCGCGGGCTGCTGCGCCAGTTGCACCTGCTGCTGCACCTGCTGCACCCGTTGCTGTGCCCGCGGCACCCCCGCAGCGGCCCGCTGGGCCTGTTCTAGAAGGTCTAGACCCTGAACTGGCCAACCGTTTGAACCAGGCGCGAGAAGCATACCGCCAGCGGTTCAACAAAGATTTGCCGATCACAAGCGGGGTTCGCACCCGTGAAGATCAGCAGCGTTTGTATGACCGCTGGAAGGCTGGCGACAAGTCCATTTTCATGCCGCTGAACCCAGCAGACTATCCGAAGCAAACGACTTTTCACACGGACGCAGTTGATATTTCAACATCGGTGCCCGAGCCGTTTCTGCGCGAATTTGGCATCCACCGTCCGCTGGGCAGCAAAGACCCCGTTCATGCGGTTTTGATGCCAAGCAGTCAACCGCCCGCGGCTGCGCCCGCTGCACCAGCTGCCCCTACCGCTGCTGTGGCACCTGCTGCGCCCGCCGTGCCGATGCAGTCTCCATCGCAAACGGTAAGCCAAGCCGCTGTGCCTATGCAGTCCCCGTCTAGAACGGTGACACAAGCCGCTGCTGCACGGCCAGCCGCTGCGCCCGTTGCAGCCCCCGCAGCAGCACCTGCCGCCCCTGCGATTAACCCGTCAGACCTGATGTCATCCCACGCGGTGGACGCGTTTGCTGCCCAGGCATCTGGCCAGCCGCCCAAAAAAGGCGCTGTGGCCAGCAAGGTGACATCATTCCTACGCGGCAGCGCGGCATTGGCTGACACGCTGTTGGGCGTTGTTCCTGGCGTTGCCGGGATGGCCACCTACGCTGGTGCCCGTGCTACCGGCCAGACGCCCGAGCAAGCCGCGCAGACCCAGGCCCGCGTCACTGGCGCATTGGAACGCCCTGTAGGCCGAGCCTTTGGCGTGACTGAAACGCCAGAGTACAAAGGCGAAGCCAGCCAGCGTTTGACCGAATACATCGGCCAAAACATCAGCAAGGGCGCGGACTGGATCAGCAAACAGACTGGGATGCCCAAGGCCGAAGTTGAGTACTACATAAACCTGTTCGGCACTGCCGCGCCATTTAGTCAAACCGTGCGCCGTGAGGCTGGATTGGCTGGCCAGGCTGTTAAACAAGCTGGGGGCAAAGTTGTGGAAGCCGCCGCCCAAGTTACGCCAGCCCCTGTTCGCACCGCGGTCAGGGCTACGACCGAAGCGGTGTTTCCTGGCACGACCAGAGCGCCCGCAAGACCCCCAGGCCAACCAGGTGCTGCTGCCGTAGTGACAGAGCCACCAGGCGCTGAACTGCGCCGTAACGCCCCGACCTTGGAACAGCAGTACCAGGCTGATCGGCAAGCGGCAGCGCAAGGACAAGCCGCTGTAGAGCCGCAACCTGGTTTTGGAACGGCGCGTCCCACCACGCCTGACGCACCTTTTACTGAAATCAAGTACGCCGAAACAAACTTGCCGTTGGCTGAACAACACGCCCGCGCCCAGACAGTTCGCCGCGTTCTTGGCGAAGATTACCAAGCCGACCTGGCTGCTATTGAGGGCAGGGGCAAAGAACGCGCCACCAATTATGCGGTGTCGAACACTGACACCCCGCAAGGCAACTTCCTAAAAGATCGCTTTTTGGATGAGCAGCGCCGCCTGGCGAAGTACGCAGACCAGCGAATCAGGGACACGGGAGGCACCATCGGTCTGGACGAAAGCACAGTCTACAAGCGCGGCAACACAATTTTGAAGCCGCTGCAAGACCTGCAAACGTACTTTGATGACGCTACCAGAAAAATTTACGCAGACCGCGACGCGATTGCGAAAGATGTTCCTGTCACTGTTGATAAGGTTGCTGAAACCTTAAATGATCGCACCCTGAGTATGGTTGCAGATAAAGCAGAACGACTAGCAAAAACATCAAAAGTCAAATTACAGCAACTTGGCATGATGGACGAAAGTGGCAATCTGTTGCCAACTGATGCTTATCGCGCTGAATTGTTTAGACAATGGTTGAACAAAAATTGGTCAAAAGATGCCAATGAACTTCACAAGGCGTTAAAAGCTGCTGTTGATGAAGATGTTATTGCAAAAATAGACCAGACATCGCCTCTATACAGAGATGCGCGTGCTTTAGTCGAACTACGCAAAAACACACTAGACAATCCAAATGGCATCTCCAAAATTTTAGACGCTGAAGGGCCAAACGCCATCAACCGCAAGGTTGACATTGAAAAGATTGCTCAAAATGTTATAGATATGCCTGTGGATCAATTTACGCACGTCATCGACACGTTGCGTAATGTTCCCCCACAGTTGAAGCCCCAAGCTGACAAGGCGTTGTCCGAAATCAAGGCGCAGTTTGCCAACCACATTGCGTCGAAAAAATCGCCGTCGCAAATAACTGAGTACATGAACAAAAATCGTGAGGTGATGAACCGCGTGTTCACGCCTGACGAAATCAACAATTTCCGCGATTACCACAATGCTGCTCACATCTTGGCCACCGACACTGGCTACAAAGGTTCAGCCGTCCAAACAATCAATGTCGAAAAAAGGCTGGCCAGAAAGGTGGGCGAACAGGTTGTGTCTAAGGGCGCAGCCTTGGGCGCAGAAACCGCAACGGGCGGCATATCAAGTGGCGCTGCCGCTTTGGCCACCAACGCAGCCTTGGAACAGCGATTTGCGGCTAGACAGGCCAGGGTACAAGCAGCAGCCGAGAAAAAAGCGTTTGAGCAGATGCAGACGCGGTTTGTGCCGATTGGCGATTTGTTGCCACAGAACCAGCCTGGCGCTGCCGGTACGCCTATTCGTAACGTTGGTCGCCAAGGTGGCGCGAGAGGGCAAAACATCGTCAACGAACCCCTGCAACAACGCATTGAGCCGACGTTCGACTTTACACTTCCCCCCGGTGCGACTGACCTTGAGGCTTTGAGCAAAAGCCAGTTTAAGCGCAAGAAATGAACGGGGAACAGATGATGGCGCATTTTGAGGAAGCGAACATTGATCCAGTCAAGTACGGCCAACTCTGGGAAAAAGTCCAGAACTACGAGCGCCGGTTTGATGACATGGAAAAGAAGATCGACAAGATGGAAGGCAACCTAGAAAAGTTGGTCGCCTTAGCCAACCAGGGCCGCGGTGGGTTCTGGGTGGGGATGTCGATTGTGTCGGCAGCATCTGCTGCAGCGGGCTACGTCATGTCCTACTTTGGGAAACACTAATGCTGCAAGCCCTGATCCCTGCACTGGCCCCCATTCTTGGGAAGGTGGTCGGCAACCTGTTCCCCGACCCGACAGAAAAAGCCAAGGCCGAGGCCGAAGTGATGCGCCAGCTACTGGCAGCGCAGTCTGAAATTGAACAGGCCGCGTCCAAGATCATCCAGACCGAGGCCGCATCGACTCACTGGCTGGCCGCGAACTGGCGACCGCTGACCATGATTACCTTTGTGGCCCTGATCGTGGCTAGGTGGTTTGGCTGGGCAGCACCGAACCTGTCCGAAGCCGAATACATCAAGCTGTGGTCGATTGTCGAATTCGGGCTTGGTGGATATGTTGTGGGCAGGTCTGTGGAAAAGATCGCCCCCAGCATCGCCCAGGCGATTAAGCGATGACCTTCAAGCTGTCCAAGCGGTCGCTGGCCAACCTTGAGGGCGTGGACTACCGCCTGGTCACGGTTGTCCATCGGGCCATTGAGTTGACCAAGGTGGACTTTGCGGTGATCGAAGGCGTGAGAACGCCCCAGCGCCAGCGGGAACTGTTCGAAAAAGGTGCCAGCCAAATCCGCGAAGGTGGGACGCACGTCCAGGGCAAGGCGGTTGACCTGATGGCCTATATCGGCCCCAGGGCGTCTTGGGAACTGAACCTATACGACGACATTGCCGATGCCATGAAAGCGGCTGCAATCGAGCATAACGTGCCTTTGCGGTGGGGTGCCGCCTGGACTGTATCTGACATCCGCAAGTGGCAGGGGACAATGGAATCAGCGATGAACGCCTACATTGATGAGCGCCGCCGCGAGGGTCGGCGTCCATTTTTGGATGGCCCACACTGGGAAATTAGTGGCTGATGTTATATACTTGGGCACATTTAGGAGTGCCCTATGGACATCAAGCGTTTTCAAGAATTTATTGACTACGATCCATTGACGGGTCAATTCATTTGGAAAAAAGTGTTGAGCAATCGCGTGAAATCCGGGTCAATCTGCGCGAGAAACGTTGACAGCAAGGGCTATCAGCGACTTTGTTTTGACGGCAAACAATACCGAGCACACCGTGTTGCTTGGGCAATTGTTCATGGAGAAATGCCAAGTCTCCAAATTGACCACATCAATGGCAACAAACTTGACAACAGAATTGACAATTTGAGACTGGCAACCAATGCCGAAAATTCTAGAAACATTGGCCTTAAGAAGAACAATACGTCAGGCATAACTGGAGTGACGTATCATGCCCGCGCCAAAAAATGGTTGGCGCAAATTGTTGTCAATCGCAAAAACCATTACATCGGATTGTTTGACAACAAAAGCGATGCAGCCGCCGCAAGACAGGCTGCACAAATAAAGTATTTCCAAAATTTTGCAAATCGGCTTGGCTGACGATTTGGGCAATCTCTACCCTGGCTGCAATCGCCATGGCAGGGCGGGCATTTAGAGTTTGATCGCATTTAAGTTGAAGTTGTCGGACATGACTTCCGCATAGTCAAAATGACGGCCAAAGCATTCCCTGAACGACACGCATTCGTCTGACCAGCCTTCCACGGCGTTGTTGTAAATATACGCCTTCTTTGGCACGGTAATCGTGCCGCACAGGAAGTGCAAACCCTTAGCGGTCACGCGCCAGAACCCGTCTGACCGCTTGCTGTCATCGTCGCTGCCGCCCTGTTCGATCAGTCCCCACTTGGCCATGGTGGTGTAGTTTTTGCCGCGTAGCATCCAGGCCGGTGCAATCGGTGGGACGTTCACCCAGCCGTCACCATCGCACGGTGCTCTGGACAGCCACAGGAGCGCCAGGGCGTGTGTTTCGGTAATGGAGAAGGGCGAAATCTTGCCCCACTTGCCACAACAGGGGCAATGGCCCCCGTCGCCTTCAATGGTGACCCGCCAGTCGGCCTTGAGTTTGGCCAGCAGCATTTCACCGTCATCGAAGAAATCAAACTGCATGGCCCCTCCTAAAACCACAGGTAAAACCCGTGCAAGATGCCGATGGGAAAGAAGATCGCCCCAGCCAGTAAAAAGCCCCACATCCCATCTGCAAAGCAGGTGAAGACATGGGTTAACCAGGCGAGGAAACACAGAACGCCGATGATGTAACCCATGATGGCCCCTTAGAACGGCGTGTCGTCCATGTCGTCGAACCCGCTGCCGCGCTGCTGGCGAGGTTGACGCTGGGGCTGCTGATCGTCGCGTGGTTCGTTGATGTAGAACCAACCATCCCAGCCGCCCTCTTTCAGCGGGATCACGTCAATCTTGCCCATGGGGCCGTTCTTGGTGTCGATGATCGAACCAATGCGTTGGTAGCGGTTCTTCTGCTGGCCCTCTTTGTTGGTGTAGGTGCCAGTGATGACGGTCAATTCGTTGATGAGTTTTGCCATTTCATTCCCCAATAATTTTATTCAATGCTGCAACCTTGGCATCTACTTCAGCCAAGAACTTAATAACCTCTGATTCCACGTCAGCCAGCCACTTATCGTCGCGCAAGACGCGGACAACAAACAGTTGGGCCTTGGTCGGCATCCGCGGGTCAAACACAACGTAGTCGCACCACGACCTGTCGGCGCAGCGCATCTGCCATTGCATCTGGGCGAAATACTTGCCTTCCACCGGGCTATCCGACAGCCAGCATTCCAAAGCGGTCTTGCTGTCAGGGCATTTGATTTCCACCATCCCATCATCCCCGACAAGGCCGTCAGGGGACGCGCCAGCCGCTTCAATCACTGGATGAGGGATAAACCCCACTTCATCCACCATGACGCCCCTGGAAGCCTCATAAGCGGCCCTAGCGAACGGTTCCTGGTCGATGCCCCACTGCATACTGGCATTCGTGTAGGAATCGGCCTTGCTGCCAGTCACGCGTTCCAGCACAAGCTGGGTCATGTAGTTGCCGCGGTCGGCCCCGTAACCCGTCTTGGTCTTGGCCAGGACTTTGTACAGGCTGCTGGCCGTAACTTTGCCCAGGCGGGCGGCGTACCAATCGTCGGTGCGTTGTTCAATCTCAATCACTTTGCTTTCTCCTGATTTTGGGCTTTGAAAATTGCATATTCCGCTGTTGTTTTTGCCCCGACTTCAATGGTGATTCGCATTACTGGATCACCATCAACCCATACCGGGATGGCGATTTCATGCGGTATAGGCACTTTGGCGCTGTTGTAAGCCTGTATGGTTCTTGCGTGAATGTCGGATGCCGCTTCCCAAAGTTTGTGCATCGGATGGTCAGTGGTCACTTTAGACCGCAATCTTGAAGATTTCATGCTTCTACTCCCAACTGTTCTGCAATTCTTTCAATCGCATCAACACAACTGATGTTCAAGGCTTCATCAATCAGACGTAAAGATTGGTCAATCATTTCGTCATAAGTCCCTGGGTCGGCCTCCTTGATCGCTTCAAGCGTAAATTTGGCATCGTTTAATGCGTCCAGGTCTGCACTATTGACGCGCTGCAAGATTTCGATGTCTTCTTTATTTGCCATTTGCTTTCTCCTTTTTGGCGCGTTCAATGCGGGCTTTCTTGGCCGCGATTACTTTGGCCTGAAGCTGCTGGTTGCCCTGGCAAGCCTCATAAGCTGCTGAGTATGCTTTGGCCAGGTCATCACTGCTGGCGCTGGCTTCAATCGCTGAGAGGTGGTCGGTGATGTCGGGAATAGGCTGTGCTGGGGCCGATGGGCGGCGGCTGGCTGCGTTGCCGTCGTCATCTTCCGGTGCGATACCGCAAGCGGCCATCAGGCTGTAACGGCGGGCATAGGTCAATGCCGAGCCGTACCCTTGCGCGTCTTGTTTGGTAGCTGGGACTTGCAGTTGACCGCAGTTGATAACTTCACCTGATTCATGGATAAAGACGGTTTCCACGATCACGCCGCTGTCGTATGAACTGACGCGCTGTGTAAGGGCGATGCCGTTGTTGTTGAGGGCATCCACCACTGCTTCGACGCAAGCTGCCAGGTCGGCGTAGCGGTTCTTAAAGTGGGGGTTTGTTGAGGACTTCAGCGCGGGGCCAAATTCTTTTTGGGCCTTAACCAAGGCCGCGGCTACTTTGTTGAACGTGTTCATTTCTTCATACTCCTGTTGTCGTTGCACGGTTTCGTAGTGTTGTTGGTGACTCATTTTTTTCTGCCAAAGGTTTCCAGCCGAACCGACGCCAGGTCTGCGTGATGTCGGTGGCTGCTGCTGGGACGTACTTGAACTTGGGGTTCAAAATGTTGGGCCGCGGTGCGGGGCAAACCTGCTTCATGACGACCACCACAGCACCAGCACCCAGGCCAGTGATACGCCAATGACAAGGGCCAGAATGAAGCCTAAAGCGGCTTCTGTGCGGCTTTCTGCGCGGTCAGTTTTGTAGTGTTGACGGTTCATGGTGTCTCCTTAGAAGGGTGCAGCGGGCAACTTGTCGCGCTGCTGCTGTTGGTATTCACGTTCTTGGGCTGGCGTCCAGGGGGTTGGCCCCCTTGGTGGGGGGAATGGCCAGGTCATGCGGCGGTCAGTTTGAGGGGTGCAGCAAAAACGTTGCGTTTTTGTTGTTTAAGCAAACGCACGATGCGGCTAGCTTGTTCACGAGTGCGTAAACGGCGACCGAGTTGTTTGCTGTATTCGTTGCCAACGAATTCGCGGATTTCGTAGCGAGTGATTTGTTTGGTCATTTTGCTTCCTAAAAGACCCCGTGCGATGTGCTAGGGCATGGGTGTAATGTAAGCCGCCTTTACATCCGCGTCAACACCTGTTTGTAAAGCCCACTTACATTAGTCGGGTATTGGTGGCTTGACGGCAACAGCAAGTTGGCTTAACATCGGGGGATGGACAAGAAACAAGCCATTGAAAAAGCGGGGTCGGCCATGGCGCTGGCCAAGTTGCTGGGCATCACGCGCCAGGCGATTAGCCAGTGGGGCGACGCCCTGCCGCCCGCCCGTTTGTGGCAGCTGAAAGCCCTGCGGCCCAAGTGGTTCAAATGAAGCTGGCCTGGTTCATTCTCGGCGGGCTGATCCTGGTGCTGGGTGATGCGTCTTGGGTGGGCTGGCTGATCTGGTTGTTTGTTGGCCTGATCTTGTAGTTGACAAGGAATTTTTTGTTGATGTATGATCCGACCCGTCTGGAGTGGCATCCGGGCGTTGGAACAACTAGACCCCCGCAGGTTTCTGTGTGGTCTTGCAAGGTAGCAAGCGTGACCTTTGGTTGTTCCAATCGCTTCGCTGCTGCTCTGCCAAGAGCCAAGACCACAGAGAGACTTTCGGGGGTTTTTGCTTTTGCAGACCGTACTCCGCACGAAGTAGGGGCCGCAAGTGGGGCTGCTCGGAAGGAAACCGCGACACGGTATGCCGCAAGGCTAGGGGGCAGTTCCCGAATAACCCGTGCGGCTGGTCGAATCATCAAGCCGAGGGGCATACGGTATCCAACCCGTAGCATGATGATCCCGCAAGGGGGTGAAACCTTCCCTCTCTACTCCTGGTGGGGTAGGGGGGTCTTTGGGTGAAATTTATTGAATTGGGGTAGATTTGTGAGACACGGCTAGGTTTGGATTGATCCCCAGACTGAAAGGCGAACCTCCCGCTTGCCGCTGTTTCTTTTTTGGAGGATTGGAGAAAAATGATGTTTGAAAGCGGGTTCGATAAATTCTGGGCAGCATGGCCCAAAAGCCCCAGGAAGGGCGCAAAAGCGGCCTGTCTGGCCAGGTGGAAGAAGGGTCTGTATGAACACTGTGCAGACCAAATAATCAAGCACGTTGAGTGGCAAAAGACCACCGGACAGTGGCTAAAAGACAACGGGGCGTTTGTACCTGCGCCCTTGGTCTACTTGAACCAGATGCGGTGGGACGGGGCCGAGATACCCGAGCCGAAAAAGGTTGTGTCCATAGCCCAGCAGTACGACGAACGCACCCGCAACGCCGTTCCAATGCCTGACTACATTCGTGAGCGCCTGGCGCAGATAAGGCGGGGCGTATGACCGACAGAGAACTGATGCAGCAGGCGCTGGAGGTGCTGGAGTTAGTCACTAGCCTGACCAACCACGACGAGATCATATATGACGCGATTGACGCCCTGCGCGAGAGGCTGGCGCAAGAGCCAA